CCCAGCCAGTGTGGAGGCCTTTGGCCGTTCGGTAAAAGAGGCGGTAGCAGAAAAAAATCTGGAAACCCTGGCTGATCTGGCGGCATATCCCTTATATATCGGATTTGCTGATGGAGGCGTATCTGTTGAGAGTCGGGAAGAGATGATCGCTCTGGGAGAAGAAAAAATCTTTACTCAGGAATGGATGGATTCTATCGCTCAGGCGGATGAAACTGCGCTGTCTCCCAGCATGGCCGGCTTTGTCCTTTCGGGAGAAGGCGGAGGCGGCAATCTTGTATTTGGCCTGAGGGACGGAAAACTTGCAGTTTCTGGTATTAACTATTAAGCAGAGTAAACGGAAAGTAAAAAAAACAGGGGTGTCGGAGAATATTCACCGGCACCCCCCTTTGTTTTTGAACAGAAATGATGCGCCTGCATAAACAGCAGGCTGACGCAAAAGTCAAAGATTATGTTCATCTGATTTACTGCAGATTGCCAGTCTGTGCTGGTATTTCTCGCGGGTGGCCAGTCCGCCGCGGATGTGCCGTTCCGATTTATTCACATCCAGTACTACTCTGGCCTGTGCGGCCAGTCCGGGATTGATGTGGATCAAACGGTCTGCAACGTCTGCTGGTGTCAAGTTAGGAACAAAAAATATAGTGGGCTGAGCAATCCCAATCGGGAGATTACTCATTTCCCAGCAATGCCGCAAACACATCATCAAACTTCCATTTGATTTTGATATGCTCCGCATCATACACCAGAACCTGCTCCACGAAAATCCGTTCCAGCTCCTTGGTAAAAGTTTTCACATCCTGATACTGATGAATCAGTTCAGATAGAAGGTCAACTCTTGCATTGCCATTCTTCTTTATCATACGCCTTGCCTCAATCGCCTGAACTTTGCTTTGCAGTTCCTCAACTTCTGTATTGATTTCACTTCGCTGTTTCATATACTCGTCCCTTGTGAGATCCCCTTCCCGGTATTTCTCATAAAGGCAGGTTTTCTTTTTCTCAAGGTTTGCGATTGATCGTTCATACAGAGAGGTGTCAAGGTCAGCTTCTTCTTTTTCCTGCTGCGTCTTTTGAAGCTCCTCCCAATGAAGGAACTGTTCAAAATGCCACTGTAAAGCCGCCATGACTGCTCCCCGAAGTTTCTTATCAGAGTAGGCTGCATTGCTGCATACCGCCTGGGGATTGACTTCTCCATAGCGGCAGATCAGCTTCTTGCGGTCTTTGCTGTATGACAGCTTTCTGCCGCAATGAGCACACTCAAACGCATTGGTGTGGTCAATTTCCTTTGGCTGTCGCTTCTGATATACCTTGAAGGTTTCCTGTACCCTGAGAAAATCTTCATAAGATACAATCCCTTCATGGGTATTCTCAACCCTGATCCAGTTTTCTTTCTCGACCGGCGTATCCTTGCCGTAAATTCCTTTCAGCGTCCGCTTGAGAGAAACCATATTCCCGGCATAGCGTTCATCCTTCAGAATACCGACTACTTTTGTGGAATCCCAACCGGAAATGCTGTTTTTTCTTCTCCAGTCCATTCCCCGTTTTTTCTGAAGTGCGTACTGTGCCGGAGAGGGAACGCCGGATTCATTCAGCATCTTTGTGATTTTCAGAGCAGACAGACCGGCAAGTTTCAGTTCAAAAATTTTTCGGACCACAGGGGCGGCTTCTTCATCCACAATCAGTTTGTGCTTGTCCTCCGGGGATTTCAGATAGCCGTAGGGGGCATTAGCACTGGCAAATTTCCCTTCCCTTGCCATCTCACTGCGGGTACTGCGAAGCTTCTTGGAAGTGTCTCTGCTGTAAAAGTCAGCAATGAAATTCTTAAATGCCACCTCCAGACCGGCAGTTTCGGTTCCGGTGTCTTTGCTGTCATAGTTGTCTGTGACTGCTATGAAACGGATGCCCAGGAACGGAAAGAGCTGTTCCAGATAGTTCCCGATTTCAATATAGTCCCTGCAAAAGCGGGAGAAGTCCTTCACGATAATGCAGTTGATGTTCCCCTTTCGCACAAGATCCAGCATTTCATTGAACTGCGGTCGGTCTATACGTTTACCGCTGAAACCGTCATCACAAAACTCCTTCACTTCATATCCCTGAAATTCCGGATGTGTTTTGAGATACTCATACAGAAGCATACGCTGATTGGTAATGCTGTTGCTTTCTTCTTTGTTTCCGTAAAGCCCAACATCATCATCTTCCTTGGACATCCGAGTGTAAAGTGCCACAACATAAGGTTTGTTTTCCATGAGTTAAGCCCCCTTTCGCATTTCTGCAAGTTGCTGCAATTTCTCAAATTCGTCCTCAAAGCGGAAGCGGATGGTCAGCCTGCTGTCTGTATGTACCTGAACTTCTGCAATAAATGCCTCAATGATTTCACGAGTCAGCACTGGAAACTCTTTGTACTGATAAACGATTTCCGAAAGGGAACCGGAAGCATGAAATTCTTCCTCATATAGAACCTGTTCCTGCAACAAATGTTCAATTTCCTCAGTCAGTGTAAGAACTTCTTCCGAATAATTCTTTCTTAAGGTCAGATATTCTGTTTCATTCAGAAGTCCATCCTGATAATCCTCATATATGCCGCAGGACATCTGCTCAACCTTTACGATTCTACGCTGTTTCTGCTTGATCAGATCCCGATGATTGGCGGCTGACTGTCTGACCGTGTTTTTTTTATTCAGCTCTGCAATGACCTGTTCTGTATTCAGAAACAACTGGATATGATAGCGGATTGCTTCTTCCACAGACCGATCCAGGTCTTTCTTATGAATACTTTTTTGAGGGCAGGAGTAATCATATAAATTTTTATGCCGTCCGCATTCATAGACCGCACTGTAGCTTTTTTCGCCGGACTTTGTTGTTCTCACAAACTTGCTCAATTTCATCGCCCGACCACAATCGGCACACTTTATAATGCCACGGAACAGATTTTCCGGCTGATAGTCCTCATTGATTCCTGTTTTTTCGTAAAATTCCTGTTTGCTTTGATCCAAGAGTTCCTGAACGCTGTAAAACAGTTCTTCTTCAATAATCGGTTCGTGGCTTCCCTGAGCAACCTGCCAGTCTGTTTCCGGTATGGTATGCCGCTTAATGCCTTTTGCAAAGGAAGTTTCCTCTTTGCCATACACAATCATTCCCAGATAAACCCGGTTTTTCAAAATACGGCGGACAATATTTCTGTCCCAGAACGACTCAGCAAAACGGCTTTCTTTGGAAATGCCTTTTTCCAGAAGGTAACGTGTCGGGGAAGAAATCTGTTCCCCATTCAGAATCTTGGCAATGGCTCCTAATGCAGTCCCTTCGGAACGCAGCTGGAAAATTCTCTGAACAACGGGGCTTGTTTCCGGATCTACAATCAGATGGTTTTTATCCGCCGGATCTTTCAGGTATCCGTAAGGAGGATATTTCCCCATGAACTTTCCCTGTTTTTTCCTCGTCGCTATGGAGGATGATACCTTCAGGGAAATGTCTTTTGCATAGCCCTCATTGATGATATTTTTTAGAGGAATCATCAGTGCTTCATCCGTAAAATCAGGAGAGAAGCTGTCATAACCGTCTGTGATTGAGATAAAGCGAATCTTGAAAAACGGGAAAATCTGTTCCAGATAATTGCCTGCCTCCAGATAGTTTCGTCCCAGGCGGGACAAATCCTTTACAACAATGCAGTTGATTCGCCCCTGTTTCATATCCTCCATCATTTCCTCAAAAGCAGGACGTTCAAATTTTGTTCCTGTGAATCCATTATCTACATACACCTTATAAAGATGCAAATCCTTGTGTTCATTGATAAAGGACAGAAGTAAGTCTTCCTGATTTTGCAGACTGTAACCGTCAATCTTTCCGCTGTCCTCTACAGACAACCGGACATATGCCGCTGTGCAAAAGCCCGAACCTGAATCTTCCGGTATTCCCGAAACAGAAGCACATTCAGCTCCCAGCACAGCCGCTGTATTTAATCTTTTCTTTCGTGCCATATCTTACGCTCCTTCCTTTCCCTCCAGTTCTCTCAAAAGCTCCTGTGCCTGCATAAAAGCATCTTCAAAGTTAAACACGATTTTGATACGGTTATCTTCGAATATCAAAATACGGTTGATAGTAATGGCTGCCGCCCAGCGTGTAAGCTCCTGCAATTCTCCAAACTCCTTGAAATAATCCATCCAGGCATAATGCTCAGAATGATTTTCCTGCAATGCCGATATTTCCTGACGGAGACTCCGGATCGCTTCAGAAGCATTTTCAATCCGACTGTCAAATTCCTGTTTCAGTTTCAGATATTCAGCTTTGTCCAGCAGTCCGTCTTTCAGATCCTCGTAAATTCCAACCTTCAGTTTTTCTGCCTTTTTAAGCTCTGTTTCCTTTTTTTCAATATGGCTTTCATACTTCTGGATCAGGAACTGCACGGACGGGGCAGTATCAATATCTTTTAGGGCTTTTTCTGTATTCAGCACATTTTTCACATGATGATTGACTGCCAGAAGAACCGTGTCCAGAAGTTCTTTTTCTCTTATCCTGTGCCATGAGCAGGCTTTGTCTTTGCTTTGTCCCTGGCAGACAAAGTAAGAATATTTCTGAGGTTGAAAATCTCCGGCACCTTTCAGGGAATAGGTGGTTGTTTTTCGTACCATGGGCTGTCCACAGTCCCCACAGTACAAAAGACCAGAGAGAGGAAAGACTGAATCAGCCTTTGGAGAAGTGCGGGTATCCCGTTCCAGAAGCGTCTGCACAATCTCAAACAGGCAAGGATCAATCAGTGGGGCATGGGCATTTTCCACTCTGATCCAGTCTTTTTCCTCAACTGCCTGACGTACTTTTACCTTATGGTTCGGCGTAGTCTGTTTGCCCTGCACCAATACGCCGGTATAAACTTCGTTCGTTAATATTCTGGAAACTGCCTTGGCACTCCAGAGGGCTTTGGTATTTACCTTAAAAGATGTCTCAAAATGAACGCCAATGCTTCGTTTATATTCCATGGGGGAGAGGATTCCCTGTTCATTGAGGGTATCCGCAATTTTATACTGACTGTATCCATTGATTTTCATGCGGAAAATATCCTGCACCACCGGTCCGGCGTATGTATCAATCACAAGATGGTTCTTGTTTTCCGGATCTTTTAAGTATCCGTAACAGGCAAAGGCTCCAATAAATTCGCCGTTTTTGCGTTTGACTGCCAGATGGCTTCTGATTTTGACTGAGAGATCCCGGCAGTAGGAATCGTTAATCAGGTTCTTAAACGGCATTACAATATCATGTGCCGTATCCACTTCCAGACTGTCATAATTGTCATTCACAGCAATGAATCTGACACCCAGCATGGGGAACAGCTTCTCCAGATAACGTCCAACCTCAATATAGTTTCGACCGAACCGGGATAAATCTTTGACAATGATACAGTCAATGATTCCTTTCTTTATGTCCTCCAGCATAAGCTGAAAGCCTGGACGATTAAAATCAACGCCGCTGTATCCGTCATCTTCCCGAATGGAAACCACCTGAATGTCATGCTTGTCCTTCAAATAATCCATAACCAGACTTTTCTGGTTTGAGATACTGTTGCTCTCATTTTTAGAGCCGCTTGTTACATCTCCATCTTCCTTTGATAATCTCAGGTAAATGGAGGCATGATACACCTTTTTCAAAGGTTTCTTTGTCATAATCATCCACTCCTTTGGTTATTATCAAAGGGGGGCTATTATAAGCGATGGCAGACCGAGGGGTAGTCGGTCCGCCACCTTTCTGACAGGTTCACTTATAATATACCCGCCATGCCTTATTTACACAATGATGTCACAGGCTCGCCTGAACCATTAACGAAAACAGGTCGTTTACCGACCTTCCGTTCCTTGCATAATCGAACTCAACCGCTATTTCTCCCACCCGAAAACAGTAGAAATTCGGTGTCTGTCTTTGCAGATCTTCGACATCCAAAAGATTTTCTGCGGTTTTCTTTATCTTAATGTCACGCAGCTCGGATAACGAAGATTTGTCCACTGTACGGATGTCCACATCCTTCATATTTTCCAAATTCACGCTATACACCACCTTCATTTCCTTACCACAAGCCTACGCTTTCACAAGTTGAATTATGCTTAAGGATTGGCAGGTAATGCATCACTGTTTTTTGACAAATCTCTGCAAAAATGCTGTAATGCGACACTGGCAAGCAACGCTTTATCAATACCAAGCATTTCACTCTGGGTTGCTTTTCCCAGGTAACCTTCAATCCGCTTCTTATCAATCGTGCGGATTTGCTCCAGCATTACAACCGACGGTTCTGAAAATGCCGGATTGTTTTGAATGAGATAATGTGTCGGCATTTGTTCTTTCTTTCTGATTTTTGTCGTGACAGCAGCCACAATCAATGTTGTAGAATGTTTGTTTCCTATATCATTCTGGATCACTACCACCGGACGGGTGCCGCCTTGTTCAGAGCCGATTACAGGGTTCAGATCAGCACAATAAATATCGCCTCGGCGATATACCCAATTACTTTTCATCATAAATAAAACCTCCTCTCATTGGGTATGTACAAAGGGCTGCTCCTATCTGCAAGCAGATAAAAACAGCCCTTCCGAAAATTATGTTGAACCCCATATTTGCCCTCGGCACCCCTGGGATTAAAGTAGTTTATCGGGAAATCATCAAACGGCTGACTGCTGATCAGCTCCATAGGAATCTAACCTCTGCCGGGTTCTCCGCCAGCTCCGTAGAGAAGTATCATTATACCTGTTGGTTTCATTGCCGAGATTAAGAGCAACCTAATCGTTACAAGCCGGTAGTTCTCGCTCATATTGGTTCAAAAGCAACTGAAAAATCTGTTCTGCTTGGATAACCGATACCTCATGGCGTACCGCTGATGTGGCTGATGTTTTCACACCGACAACAGGAACGTATCTGATGAATGTGTATGAAGTTTTCAAGGTACATCCAGCCGTTTTCTTTGGCTGTGACTAAATTGTACCTGTTCCACATTCATTTTTTTATGACCTCTCATTGATAGTCACTATCAATGGTATTGATAGCTTTAAAGCTCATTTCCAAGCTCATAAAGCTGTTCAATCAATAACTTCATTTGAGCTTTAACATTGTTCTCTTTCTCTTGTCTGCCGAACAGTACATCTGGTTCATCTCCCAACAGGATATATTCAAATGAAACTTTGAAGAAAAAAGCCATTTCAATTAATAAACCTGAATTATTCACGGAACCGTATCTGGACTGATAATAGTACCATGAATCTGAAAATTGCTCCATACAGACATAAC